ATATAGGTAAAGGAGTGACTAAATGGCAATACCAGCAACAAAGGCAACACTTAAAACATACTGTCTTAGGTCATTAGGTTTTGGTGTAATAGATATAAATGTATCAGATGACCAAGTAGATGACCGTCTTGATGAATCTTTACAATATTTTTCAGAATATCATTATGATGGAATTGAAAGAGTATATTTAAAACATCAGATTACTCAAGCTGATATTGATAGAGCAAATACTAATATTAGTTCATCTGCAACTGATACTATAGATAGTAATGTAACTGCTACTTGGTTGGATGGCGCTGGTTATATTCCTACACCAGAAGCAGTAATTTCCGTTGTAAATGTTTTTCCTCTTAGTGGTGGTACTGGTAATAATATGTTTGATCTTAGGTATCAACTAAGGTTGAATGATCTATATGATTTCTCTTCTACGTCTATTATTGAATATCAAATGACATTACAACATCTTGATTATATAGAACATATAATGGTTGGTGAAGTTCCAATCCGTTTCAATCAACATCAACAGAGACTTTATCTTGATATGGATTGGAATCATAAAATGAGTGTAGATGAGTATCTTATAATTGAGTGTTATAGGAAACTTGATCCGACAGAATTTACAGACATTTATAACGATATGTATTTGAAAAGATATGCAACTGCTCTTATTAAAAAACAATGGGGCGCAAATCTATCTAAGTTTAGTGGTGTTGCTATGCTTGGTGGTGTTACAATGAACGGTGAAACTATATATACCCAAGCTATCGAAGAAATTGAAAAGTTAGAAGAGAAAATTCAATTACACTTTGAGTTACCAGTTAACTACATGATAGGATAGTTTTATGGCAGTAAATGCAGCATTTCACACAAGTAACTTTTCATCTATAACAACTGAAAGAAATCTTTATGCAAACTTAGTAACAGAAGCAATTCAGATTTATGGCCACGATATTCATTATATTGATAGAACTATTATTTCAGAAGATACTACTTTTGGTGAAGATACACTTTCAATGTTTCGCCAGTCTGCTAAGATTGAAATGTATGTTGAAAATGCAGAGGGTGGATATCAAGGAGAAAAAGAACTCATGTCTAAGTTTGGGTTGCAAAACCTGAGCGAGATTACTTTTGTTGTTTCTAAAAACAGATTTCAAGAACTTACAAAACAACTTACTATTGAAGATGGAACAGATACAACAGGTGGTTCTATTCTGATAGAGTCTGGAACCATTGATAATTCAGATAATGCGGTTACTTTTGAAGGTTCTAACTTTTATATTATTAATGAGACTGATGCAACAGATTCAGATAGACCATTAGAAGGTGATTTAATTTTTCATCCAATAATGAAAAAATTATTTGAGGTTAACTTTGTTGATCATGATGAACCCTTTCATCAATTAGATAATAATCCAGTATATAAATTACAGTGCCGTACATTCGATTATAGTTCAGAACGTCTAGACACTGGAATTGTTGCAATTGATGCAATTGAAGATGCTCTGTCTGTAGATGCATTGGTATATCAAATATCATTAGAGCAATCAACCTCTGTAAATGAACAAATAAGAATACATGATACAACAACTACTAGAGGCTTGTTATTGGATGAGACTGATAGCGATAATATTATATTTGAGGATGATTCAACTTCTGTTGGTGAAAGTATACTTCTTGAAACTGGAGAGTGGTTGCTTACAGAAGACTATATAATAGGTGATGGTAGTAGAACTACAGCAACTCTAGATGCATCTGCACAGAATGAACTGTTTGATAGACTAGATGATACTATATTAGATTTCACTGAAAAGAATCCGTTTGGTGATGTAGGGAGTGTGGGATAATGTTAGGACAGCAATTTTACCATGAAACAATTAGAAAGGTTGTTGTAGCATTTGGAACAATGTTCAATAATATTCAATTGGTTCGTAAAGACAATACTGGAAAAATAGTTCAGTCAATGAAGGTTCCATTGGCATACGGCCCAAGACAAAAGTTTTTGGTTAGACTTGCAGAAGACCCTGATCTAACAAAACAAGTTGCAGTTACTTTACCAAGAATTGGTTTTGAGATTGGTGGATTAACATATGATCCAACAAGAAAATTAAATAGGGTTCAAAAATTTAAGAAGGTTACATCAGGCTCTACAAAAAAACTTGAAACACAATATATGCCTGTTCCATATAATCTTGATCTTGAGTTATATGTTCTTGCAAAAAACTCAGACGATGCGTTACAAATCGTTGAACAAATTTTACCATATTTTCAACCAGACTATTCTATAACTCTTAATGATATTCCAGAAATGGATAGTAAAAGAGATATTCCTATTATATTAAATAGTATTAGTTATGAAGATGACTATGATGGTGATTATACTTCTAGAAGGTCTTTGATATATACTTTAAACTTTACAGCAAAGTTTTATCTTTATGGTCCTGTTACTTCTCAGGGTATTATCAAAACAGTTCAAGTGGATCAATTTGCTGACCTTCCTGCTAATATTCCAACTAGAGAACAGAGGCTTGTAGTTCAACCTAATCCTATTAGTGCTGATGCTGATGATGATTTTGGATTTAGTGAGACAACATCATTCTTCCAAGACGCTAAAACTTTCAACCCAGAGACAGGTAAAGACGAATAAAAGATAGTTATTATGAATAATAAAATTGAAGAGGCTTTAGGTATAGTAGAACAACTTCCATCCACAACTATAAAACAAGAAGTAACGCCTCCTCATGAATCATGGAGCGATACTAATGATGATGATATTGAAAAAGATTATGAATACCAACGACAAAACTTCTACAATTTGGTCGAAAAAGGAACGAATGCAGTGGACGGCATTTTGGAACTCGCCAAAGAATCGGACCATCCACGAGCATACGAGGTCGCCGGAAACCTTATTAAACAAGTTGCAGAGGTCACTGAAAAACTTGGTGACTTACAAGAGAAAATGAGAAAACTAAAAGATGTTCCAAATAATGCACCAAAGAATGTAACTAATGCATTATTCGTTGGTAGTACTGCTGAGTTGCAGAAGATGTTAAAAGAAAAATAATGGCTGAATCTGTTTACCTTGGTAATCCCAATCTCAAAAAGGCCAATGTTCAACAAGAGTGGACAAAGGAAGAACTTAAAGAGTATCAGAGGTGTATGAAAGACCCACAATATTTTGTAGAAAAATACATTATGATTGTATCTTTGGATGAAGGTCTTGTTCCATTTAAACTATATGATTTCCAGAAGGAGATGATTGGAACATTTCACAGTAATCGTTTCACTATATGTAAACTTCCTAGACAGTCAGGAAAATCTACTACTATTATCGCCTATCTTCTTCACTATGTTTTATTTAATCCAAGTGTGAACGTTGCAATCCTTGCAAACAAAGCTGCTACTGCAAGGGACTTACTTAGTAGACTTCAACTCGCATACGAGCATTTACCAAAGTGGTTACAACAGGGCGTTATGTCTTGGAACAAAGGCAGTTTGGAGTTGGAAAATGGATCAAAAATCCTTGCTAGTTCTACTAGTGCTAGTGCCGTGCGTGGCGGTAGTTATAACATTATATTTTTAGATGAGTTTGCATATGTTCCACAGAACGTTGCAGAACAATTTTTTAGTTCGGTGTATCCAACAATAAGTTCGGGTAAGACAACTAAGGTGATGATTGTTTCTACACCACATGGTATGAATATGTTCTATAAGTTATGGGTAGATGCAGAGGAAGGTCGTAACACTTATATTCCTATTGAGGTTCATTGGAGTGAAGTTCCTGGCCGTGATGAGGAATGGAAAAAAGAAACTATAAAAAATACCTCTCAATCTCAGTTTAATACAGAGTTTGAGTGTGAGTTCTTAGGGTCTATTGACACACTAATTACACCAACTAAGCTTAAACAATTAACATATCGAGCGCCGATTAAGTCTAACGCTGGATTAGATGTTCATCTTTCCCCGCAAGAAGGTCATACATATTTTCTTACCGCTGATGTTTCTAGGGGAACTGCAAACGATTATTCAGCATTTGTGGTAGTTGATGTAACAGAAATACCATATAAGATTTGTGCAAAGTTTAGAGATAATGAAATTAAACCTATGTTATTCCCTGCAAAAATTCATGATGTTGCCCGAGCATATAATCAAGCATTTGTTATGGTGGAGGTTAATGACATTGGAGAACAGGTTGCCACTGCTTTACAGTTTGATTTGGAGTATGACAACCTGATAATGGCATCCATGCGTGGCCGTGCGGGACAAGTCCTTGGCGGGGGGTTCTCAGGGGGCCGAGCGCAGTTGGGGGTAAGAACCACTAAAGCTGTAAAACGTATTGGTTGTTCCAACCTAAAACAGATGGTTGAGGATAATAAACTAATCATTGAAGATTTGGAGATTATTACAGAGCTATCCACATTCATTGTCAAGGGACAATCATTTGAGGCTGATGAGGGATGTAACGATGACTTGGTTGCGTGTTTGTTTATGTTTGCGTGGGCAACAGACCAACAATATTTCAAAGAATTATCTGACCAAGATATTCGATCAACTATGATGAGAGAACAACAAGACATGTTAGAGCAAGATATGGCTCCATTTGGATTTGTATTGAATGGTCTTGAGGAAGAAAATAATGGTGAGATGGTTGATGAATATGGAACTAAGTGGAATCCTATTGTTCGTGATTACGGTTCAGATTGGTAAATGACTATATAAATTCTATAAGATCATGGTCTAATTTCATGAAACAATTTGAACAAACTACCACTGACTGTTTTATAAAATCTGTTACTTCTTTTCGGCTATCCTCGTTTAATCCTTTACGTTGAGTTAATTTTCTAATTTTATTATTATACGGGTAGAATTTTAGACATACAGTCTCACTTTCGCCGCAATGAATACAGGATTTTTCTGCAAGGTATTCGTTAAGCCATACGATACGTTTACGGTAGTTTCGTTTTGATACACTTTTGATTGTATCTTTGTATTTTTCATAATGTTTATTCATGTGATTATTTATAAGAATTTAAACATATAAAAACGTGTTTTAGGAT